TTGAAAAAAAATATTTTTTACTGCATAAATATTTTTAAGGTAAGGACACTAAAATAAAATTATTATTTTTGTTATGATAAAAAAATAAAAAAATGGACAAATCTAGTTTGGGTAATTTATGTCATCATTTAATTAATGACATAAATTACTGTTTTTAATGACATAAATTATCCTTAAAAATGTCCAATTATATAAAAATGTCCAATTATATAAAAATGTCCAATTATTCTTTAAATATTTATTATATAATATTTAATTAATATTTATATTATGACTACCATGATAATATTTTAAAGTATTATCAATATTTAGTACTTCATTACCATATATATAATAAATAAGATCACCCCATAATGGTAAATCACCCCATCTTCTTTTATAAATCATTTCACTTAACTCTATTTCTTTTATATATTTCATACACATATCGTTCTCTCTTATTTTACTTAGATATATACCAAATAAATTCGTATATGGACCAGATGGAATTTTTCTATCATAATTTTTAAATATATAATTACTATTTTTATTTATAAAATCTAATGATAAATCATTTAATCCTATTGTCACACAAGCATCATCATTTGCCATTTGTCCAGTTATAAATAAACAAGAATTATTAAATTTATTAAAAATATTATCAATATTAAATTTTATATCACAATCCTCATCTATTCTTAATAACATATCATACTCTTTTACATTTTCCCAAAAATCAACAAACCAAAATGAACACATATGTCTATATTTTATATTATAAATAACCGCTTCTTCATGATGAATTTATTCTTTTTCCTTTTTAAATGAGTTGTTTAATATATTAATAAATATTATATTTAATTCAGGTGTTTGATTTTTAATATATAATTGTTGTTCTTCTATTATATTATTTTCGTGAAAAAATAACATTAATAGATTTATTATTTAAATTTTGTAATATATGTTTATTTCTACTTATTAACATAGAATACTTATTTATATCACTATATCCTCTTGTTAAAACAGCAATACAACATTTCATATTAATAATATATAATATATATATATATTATTCACGAAAATAATAAATGAGAGATTTTGAAAATAATATTATTAATTTAATATATTTAAATATTAAATATTAAATATTAAATATTAATATTAATATTAATATTAATGAATCATATTTCTGATATAAAACACGTATTTTATATAAATTTAGATTCAAGACCTGATCGAAAAATACATATGGAAAAACAATTAACTAATTTAGGTATTACAGCTAAAAGATTTAAAGCTATTCAATTAAAAAATGGAGCATTAGGATGTAGTATGAGTCATTTAAAAATTTTACAACAAGCACAATTAAACAATTTAGATCATGTATTAATTCTTGAAGATGATATCTTATTTTTAAATCCACCCATATTTATAAATCAATTGAATAAATTTCTCTCTAATCATAAAAAATTTGATGTTCTTTTATTTGCTGGAAATAATATTCCACCATATACACAAATAGATGATTCATGTATTAAAGTAAATAAATGTCAAACTACTACTGGATATTTAGTTAAAAAACATTATTTTAATACTCTTATTGACAATTTTAAAGAAGGAATTCAAAAACTTATACATAATCCCACTTTACATAAATATTATGCTATTGATAAATATTGGTTTAATATTCAAGGTATACATAATTGGTATTTAATAACTCCTTTAACTGTTACACAAAAAGAAGATTATAGTGATATTGAAAAAAGACACACAAATTATAATCATATAATGTTAGATTTAGATAAAATACAATTCTTAAAAATGCAAAAAGAACAACAACGACAATTATTTTTGCCTAAAATGAGTATTTTTTAATTTCACAATATATATTTATTTAAAGTGTATTATATTTTTTTAATTTAAGACTAGAATTTTTTTTTGATTTAAGACTGAATTTACTTTTTGATTTAAGACTGAATTTACTTTTGGATTTAAGTCTTGATTTACTTTTGGATTTACTTTTGGATTTACTTTTGGATTTACTTTTGGATTTAAGACTTGATTTACAAAATGGAGCACATTCATATGTATATGGTATTTTTCTATTATCAATATCTTTTATCAATTTACTTGATTTACATCCTTCATAATTAAGATGATTACCAGCATTACATAATGCGATTTCAATAATTGATTTGTCACCACTCCAATCTAAATAATATCCATTACTAGGAGGATGACAGAATTGTGCAAGTTCATCATATTCATAATGCATATATCCATCTGTTATATTTTTTAATATTAAATCTTTTTTTAAACTAAATTTTTTAATAATTTTATTTTTATGTGCTAAAGCATATCTAGCAGCTGTATTTTCATCATTAGTTAAATATATTATTTTACCATCACTCCATATATGTGATTGTCCCATATATTTAAATGGATATATACAGTTTTCATATCCTCCACCAGAAAATAGAATTGTTCCGGCATTTATTGTAATTTCTTCTTCTTTACTCATTATATTATATAATAATAATATAATGAAATCTCATATTTTATTTTCTTTAATTAATCGTGGAAAATCAGATAATTCAATATCTGTAAAAAATGTATTAGTAGAGATATTTAATATATTTTGTTTATATACATCATCTAAATTAAAACCTATAGCATAATCTTCTAAAAATTCTTTTTGTATATTTTCCTTTCTATTAATTAAAAAAGAAATAGCACTTTTAGAGAGAAAATAAAATCTACCACTACAATATTTAGTTACATATAATGGTAAATGTTTTGGCAACTCATTATGAAATTTATAATACTGAGATAAATAAGGTTGTTTTACATCAACAATATATCCTCCATAATGAGGAATAGGATTCATACTTTTAATTAAATTAGTAATCATATTAAAAAATAGTGGTTTTACTAATATTTGATCATCATCCGTTTTAAATAAGTATTTAAAATTAAATGAATCATAAATGGCTTGATATGAAGCAATAACTTTTGATGGTAAAGAGTTATAATCATCTGCAATTTTTACCCATAAAATATGATTATCATTATCAAAAACATAATCAGTATCTAATGTATCATCTCCAATTACGTGATAATATTTAATATATGATGGAAGTAATTTTAACCAAGTTATTTTTTGAAATTGTGCTTTTTTAATATATTTTTTACAATTCATAATAAGTAATATAAATTCTTGTTCTATCATAATATAAATTCACAAAATTATATTTAAATACTATTTTAAATAATATAATATATATATGATTACATTTTCAAGTTGTTTTTATATTATTAAATCAAAAAATCAGGCAAATATTTATATTCAATGGATGAAATATCTTATTTCAATTGTTAATAATTTTTATTTAGTAATTTATACTGATGCTAATACAAATAAATATATTAATACACTAAATAATACAAATATTAAAATTATTATTAAACCTTTAACTGAATTTTATAACTACAAATATAAAGATTATTGGATACAAAATCATATTAACAATACTTTATTAAATAGTTGTTCTAGTTGGGAATTAAATATGTTATGGTCAGAAAAAATATGGTTTGTAAATGAAACTATACAAAATAAATATTTTGATACTGAATTTTATGGATGGTGTGATATAGGATATTTTCGTAATAGAAATAATGATTTAAATACTTCTCTTTTATCTAAATGGCCGAATTATAATATAATAACAAATATAAATAAAAATAAAATTATATATGGATGTGTTAATAATAATGATAATTATATAAATTATTTGTATAAAATTATTAATAATAAAAATAAATACAATTTACCTAATATTAACATACCACTAGATCAAGTTTCAATTGCTGGAGGATTTTTTATTATACATAAAGATAAAATAAATTGGTGGTCATACATTTATGATACTAAATTACAATTATATTTTAATCATAAATATGTAGTTAAAGATGATCAACTTATTATTATTGATTGTATTTTTTCAAATATTAATCATTTTCAACTTTATAGAGAGAATACTAAATATGATAATTGGTTTATGTTTCAAAGAATATTAAATTAAATTGTAATTTAATATATATTATTATTATTATTATTTAATATATATTATAATAATTTAAATATATCATATCATTTATTATAATAATATGATAAGTATTTTAATGCCTATATTTAATGGAATCGAATTTATTGATGAATCTGTTGGATCTATTTTAAATCAAACATATACTAATTGGGAACTTTTAATTGGAATTAATGGATTTTCAGAAAATTCTAATGAATATCAAATTGCAGCAAAATATGAAAATGCACAAATTAAAGTATTTGATTTTTATAATATTACTGGTAAATCAAATACTTTAAATGAATTGATTAAATATGCCAAATTTGATTTTATTGCATTAATGGATGTTGATGATATCTGGTTTAATGAAAAATTAACTATTCAATCCACATTATTAAATAAATTTGATGTTCTTGGAACTCAATGTATTTGGTTTGGAGATAGAAGTGGAATTATTTCTTCTATACCAACTGGAGATATTTCTAATTTTAATTTTAAATTAGTTAATCCAATAATTAATTCCAGTTCTATTATTAAAAAAAAATTATGTTATTGGATTTCTAATGATGGACTTGAAGATTATGAATTATGGTTAAAATTACGTAAAAATGGATATACATTCTTTAATTTTACTGATATACTTGTTAAACATAGAATACACTCCGATTCTGCATTTAATTCAAAAAATAATACATCTAAATTATTAAATATACTTAAAAATTATTAAATATTTTTTAACATTGAAACATTTATTTTTATCCATTTATTTTTATCCATTCTAAAGGACATATATCAGACGTATTTTTATTTTTATATTCTTCACCAAACCACACTGATGGATAACATACTATTTTAGATTTATTTTCATTTAAATATGCCGACCACCAACTATATGTACTATTCGCTATAATATTATTACTACAACAACTCATTAATAATAATTGATCTTCATCATTTAATTCTTCACCTCCACGACAAAATATATAATTCGGAAAATTGAGTTGTAATTGATTGATTGTTTTCATTACTGTAGATATATCTTCTTCTTCACAAAAATAATAAATTGTATAATTGATATTTTTATTTTTATTTTTAATATATTTTAAAGAATTTTCATAATATGTATATGTTGCTAATGGATGATATTGTTGTTTGTATTTATAATCACCTAGTCTAAAATGCATTCCAATTGAATTTACAAAAGAATATTTATGATTCGTTATATTAATTAATTGTTCTCTCATATTTGTAATATTAAGAATATTACAAATTTGTGTATAATTTTCTTGAAAATATTTATAACTTTGAAAATATCCATATATACATACATTTGGTTTATTCAATTCTATTATAGATAATTCATTAAAATCGCAATTTTGTTCTTTAATAATATATAAATCTGCTGGTAAATTATTATATAAATATACATTTATACTTTTAAAAAAAGTATTCCAAAATGATTGTCTTTTATCAACTCTTTTTACATTTAAAAACCCAAAATTTTTACCCATTTTAATTGCGTATGATATAGTAGTAAAGATTTGAAATAATTGATTACCTAATCCACCCATTAAATGACACGTAATCATATTATAAATATTTATATGAATTATTTTTAAATACTTTTAATATAATTATCATTTTTATTAATAACATATATTATCTATTTATTAATACAATACATATAACATAATATAAACAAATATTATACAAACAAAGAAAGATACTATACCTATTGTAAAAACCATATTATATCTATTATATGATTTATTTTTATACTTTTTAAATACTTAAATATAAGTATTTAATTATAATATTATAATATAAGTATTTAATTATAATATTATAATATTATAATATTATAATGTTATCATCTATTTTATTCGACAATTTTATATTAATAACATCTATTATTAATACACCAGATATTCCTTTATCTTATTCTAATATTCGTTCATATTATACTAATGAAGAAAGATTTCAACAAACTGTTAATACTATTAAAACTATTAAAGATAAAATACCTAATGCTAAAATTATGATTGTTGAATGCTCTAATTTAGAACAAGATAAATTATTATATCTTACTCAAAATTGTGATTATTTCTTAAATTTAATTGATCAACCTGATAAAGTTTCTAATATTTATAGTAATTCTAAATCATTAGGCGAAGGAACTATGACTATCTATGCTTTAGAATATATTTTAAAAAATAATATCATTTTTAAACACTTTTTTAAAATTACAGGAAGATATTATTTAACAGAAGAATTTAATTATTCTAATTTTAATAATTATAATATTGTTTGTATCAATGGTAACTTAACCAATTCTGATAATTATAAAGTCATTCATACATCATTTTATAAAATATATTATTCTAATATTAAAGAATTACTCGAATATTTAATTTCTAATACTGATTTAATGCGTCAATGTTATGAATATGAAAATATACTTGGAGTATTTATTAATTTACCCAAAAAAAATAATATCATTTATTTAGACAAAATTGGTATTAAAGGACAAATAGCTAGTATTCAAAATTGTTTATATGAAAATTAAATATTCTTTAAAAATTAAAGAATATTTAAGATTATAATTATTATTCTTTAAAAATCTTCTGTTAATTCAAATACATTATTATTCACTTTATTTGCTAAACTATATTCTGATAAATTTCTCTCAAACATATTGGTTTTTCCTTCCAAACTAATTAACTCCATCCAATCAAAACAATTTACCACATTATAAATCTTTTTATATCCTAATTGCACACATAAACGATCTGCTACAAATTTTATATATTGACTCATTAAACTTGAATTCATACCTATCAATTTACACGGCAACGCCTCACATATAAATTCTATCTCTATATCTACTGCTTCTTTTATTATATCGTGAATTCGATTTTTATCTAATTTTTTTAATAATTTACTATATAATAGTACTGCAAATTCACAATGCAACGCTTCATCACGAGATATTAATTCGTTTGAAAAAGATAACCCTGGTAATAAACCTCGCTTTTTTAACCAATATATACTACAAAACGCACCACTAAAAAATATACCTTCTACACACGCAAACGCAACTAATCTTGTCGCAAAACTACTTCTATTATCATGTATCCACTTTTGCGACCAATCAGATTTCTTTTTTATACAGGGGAAATTATTTATTGCATTAAACAATTGATGTTTCTCTTCTTTATCTTTTATATATGTTTCTATTAATAAACTATATGTTTCACTATGAATATTCTCCATTGCTATTTGGAAACCATAAAATGCTCTAGCTTCTGAAACTTGTACGTCTTTCATAAATCTACACGCCAAATTCTCTAATACAATTCCATCACTCGCAGCAAAAAATGCTAAAATCCTCGAAATAAAAAATCTTTCCTCATCACTTAAGTTCTCCCAGTGAATCAAATCTTTCGTTAAATCAATTTCTTCCGGACGCCAAAAACAATCTATTTGCTTTTTATACATTTCCCATATATCATCATATTTTATTGGAAACATTACAAATCTATTATCATCTTCATTTAATAATGGCTCGTTTTGATGTTTTGACATTACTAAATTATATATTAGATAGATTTTAAATTTATTTTTTATATAATATAATAATTTCTTATTTTAATAATGAAAATTAAAATATCTTTAAAATCTCCTAAAAATTATGAATCTAATACTAACACTAACACTACCAATTATAACTTAATTGAAAAAGAAAAACAATTCTTACTCCTACAAGATTTAATTTCATCTAAAAAACAAATATTAATTGATTATCAATCTCAATTTAATAATACACTTAAACAAAATGAATTCTTACATGTTGTTAAAAATGATTATGATCATTTACATAATTATATTGAAAAACAAAAAAATGACCAAATTCAAGCCTTACAATTATTAAATCAATATATGAATCAATTAATTATTTCCAAAGAATTAAGCAAATATAATATTCAAGATGCACAATTCGAACAATCTAAAATATTAAAAGAAATTAAACTTATTAAACAAGGACTTTCTCAAATTACATCAACATTAGTTGAACATATATTGTAATTTTATATTTAGTATTTATATTATTATATTCATTTAATATATAAATATGAGCGATACAACACAACCAGATTTTATAACACTATTTATAGACACTATGAACCAATTAAAAGACTTAAATCAATATGATTATAAGAACAATGAAAAAAATACAAAATTTTATAATACAGTAAAATCGGATTTAGCTAATATTAAAACTCAAATTGATAAAATACTCGAATTATTATCCACTTTACATAATACAATCGTTAGTTCTAGTGATGAGTTATCTTCTAATGAAACAACAATAATTGAGTTACGAAAACAAATTGCAATATTAAATGCACAACTACTCAAACGATCTGTAAACAATAATGGAGAAAACCCTGCTGCTGTTGCTGATATTAAGACTGACATAGATAATAGAACTGTTGAAATAACAAAACTTCTAGAGAAGAATGCAGAATATACTAAATTAATAAAAGATTCTACTGTTATAATGCAAAAAAGTATTGAAATACTACAAAACTTACAAAATAATAGTAATATTAACGAAAAAGACCAAATTGAGATTAATACTATTATTAAACAAATAACTGATTCAGTACAAAATATAAATGATAAAATAACAAAAAACAATACAACAACTGTATCTCCAATAGATGCGTTTTATTCACAAACTTCAACTTTTAATGAGGCAAATCCTTCAAAAAACCCACCCACAAAACCTACATCAACAACACAAATCGAACCAACAACACCAATCGAACCAACAAAACCAAGATTGGACTTTGGAAAATTATTGGGTATAAAAAGTTCTTTAACAAAGAATAATCCTTTAACAAATAATCAACAAAAAAGATCGTCAGAAGCAAAAACAAAAACATTATTTAATGAACTACCTTTTGGATTGGGTGGAACTCGTCGAAAAAGAAAAAGTAAAAAGCAAAAAAGAAAAACTAAAAAACCAAAAAGAAAAACACAAAAGAAAAAAAGAAAAACACATAGAAAACATTAACTAATAATTTATTAATTACTTATTAATTACTTATATATACAATAATACTAATTATTAAAAATTAAATATGTATTTAATTTTTAAGTTGATAAAGCATACCTTTTAAACTAGGAACATTGAAGCAATCATTAGGCCATCTTCCTGTATTTTGTTTATGTTTTAAAGCACTTAATTGACATCTTTTAAGTAGTATCTCTTTTATATTTTTAAAAATACTTTTCCATTTACGTTGAATTAATCTAATCCAAAATGTTTTTAAAATAGCAACACAATGAGTTTCATAATAAATACATTGTGCGATTTCAAGTTTGATATAATTAGGGGATGATAATATATTTTTATAATTTTTATAAATTGAATGATTATTAACAAAAGGATGATTACTATTAACTAATTGTAGATACTCTTCATTTAGAAAATGAATAATATTATTTATTTTTGCTAAATTCATTATTTTAAATCTCCATGATACGAAATAATGAAACTGAATTATATCATCATAAGGTTCTCCGTGAAATGATTTATGAAACAGTTCGCATAATACCATATTATATTTAGTTGTACTAATTTCTTCTCCTTCAAAATATATACTATTTTCTTCAGAATCAGAAGAATCAGAAGAATCCGAATATTCACTATTGGTTTGCGACATTTTATAATTAATATTTATAATTAATATTAATAAATAGTAATCATTTTTTTTTAAATAATATATATATATAATGAAAATTCCTTCATCTGTATCAAATTTTCTTACAAATAAATGGGTTTTAAAATTTATAGCAATTATTGCATTTTTTAATGTTATTGGATATATGCTTATAGGTAAATTAAATAATGTTATATATTTTATAGTATTAGCTATACTAATTTCATTTTTTACTAAAAATTATATTATTGTTTTAGGCATTCCTCTTATATGTATAAATTTTTTGTCTATAAATACTTCTCATAAAGAAGGAATGGAAAATACTGATGAAAATACTAGTGAAACTGATGAAACACATAATAAAACAATTAATAAAGTAAATGATGAAAATAGAAAAAAAGAAAATTATCATTTACAAGGAACCGAAAATCCTGAAAATGAAATAAGCACTGATAATGAAACTGTCGATAATGAAGGAGTTGTTTCTTCTAATATTAAAACTGACGAACAATTTGAAGTTGGACGCCATAAAAATAAAAATTCACGTATTGATTATGCTGCTACTATTGAAGATGCGTATGATGATTTAAATAAAATACTTGGAAGTGATGGAATTAAAAGATTAACAGATGATACTCAACATTTAATGAAACAACAAATGGAATTGGCTAAATCAATGGAAGCTATGACACCACTTATACAAGGAATTATGCCTATGGCTAAACAAGCACAATCTATGATGCAAAGTATGGATACTGGTGGAGGAGGATTAGGTAATATTATGGATATCGCAAAAAAAATGTCATCTAGTTTAAAAGGTTCACCTGTTACAAATACTAATTAAAATATTTAAATAGATAGAATAATCTATATAAGTTAAGTATGGATTTATTTAAAGTTTATGCTCTTTGTATTAAAGATAAAGATACAATTGAAGAGGATATTTCTAAAAATATTACTTATAATTGTACAATATTTAAAACTTTAGAAGAACTTAACACAGAAAAAAAATATAAAAATATTAATTTTTATCATATTTTGCCTATTTATGGACCGGAATTTTATTATAAAACTCAAATTAATTTAAATATATATCCTGTTATTTTTCATTCAGATAAATAAATTATGGATCTGCTGTTGCTGCTGCTGCTGTTGCTGTTGTATCTGTTGTATCTGTTGTATCTGTTGTTGCTGCTGGTGTTGCTGATGGTTCTGTTGCTGCTGGTGTATCTAGTTCTGTTGATGATGGTGTATCTGGTGTTGCCATTTGTGTTGCGGCTAGTCCTGCGGCTAGTGCTGATGCATTTATTGATGCGGTTCCATTTTGTGCTCCATCACAATTAATTTTTTGTGCAATTAATGTTGCTGTATAATTAAGTATAATATTTAATGCATCCGAAATAGAAGGAGTAGCAGTAGTTGCCGCATTATCAGTATCTGATTTAGTAGTTGCGGTTTGTTGTGCATTATCAATTTTATCAACTATTTCTTTCAAAGTTTGTGCATTTTGTGTAATATTATTAAGTGCATCATTAGATTGATTAACCGCAGTTATATCATTTGCTTTATTAGTGTTAGAAGCAACAGTTTGAGCTGTTTTGGTCAAAATTGCTGCCGCTTTTAGTAATTCTTCATTTGAGTTTAAATCATCAGTTATTTTCTTAATCGCTTGTTTAGTTTCATCACCAGATGGATCAGTTGCAACCATATTTAAAATTGGGTCTGTAGATTCCTGAGCATTTTTTAGTATTTTATTACTAGCATCAGAAATTATTGGAATAACATTACCAGAACCATCAGCATCAGCATCAGCATCATTATCATCCTCATCATCATCAGTATCCTTATCATCCTTATCATCCTTATCATCCTTATCATTCTCATTAGCATCCTCATCCTTATTATTCTCATCATCATCAGCATTAGCATCAGTATCATTACCAGATGGATCATCTATTTTTGATTGTTTTTCTGCTTCAATAGCAGCATCGGATTGTACCGCCTGTAGTTCTGCATCTGTAGTTGTATCTGTAGTTGTATCTGTAGTTGTATCTATTATTGATTGTTTTTCTGCTTCAATAGCAGCAGCGGATTGTACTGCTTGTAGTTCTATATCAGGTTTTAATGGTTGTTTATTTTGATCAATTTCTTCTTCTCCTCCTCCTCCTATCGTATAATACATTTTTTTTAATGTATTCCTATGTAAATTAATTTTATTATTTCTTCTAAATGTTTTTCTTTTACATAATTTATTTTTATTTTTATAATTTTTTTTATAACTTTGTTTTTTATTATTAAGTAATTTTCTTATTTTACCTTTAGTTAATTTCATTAGTATATAAATAAATTGATATTTTTTATTTATATACTTATATTAATGAGTGAAAATATAAATATATCTTCATCAAATATTTCAGGTAAATGTGATTTAAAGTGTTCTTATAATTATGATTATTCTTCAAGTAATTCGACTGCTACAAATAAAGGTGTATTAATTGAATTAAGTTATGAAAATAGTACATCTCCTCCAGTTTTATATAATAATGAGAAATATTCAGTAATAATAGTATATATAACGTGTCCTTCTATTCATTTATTTAATGGTTCAGTTGCGGCTGGAGAAATCATAATAGAACACACTCCAGTTTCAGGAGGTAAATTATTGAATGTAGCGATTCCAATTATATCTTCAACTGATACTTCATATGCTTCAAATATAATAACAGAAATAATTCAAAGTGTATCAACAAATGCTCCAGCAGAAGGTGATTCAACAACTTTAAATATTCCGAATTTTACTTTACAAAATATAGTTCCGAATAAGCCATTTTATACTTATACAACAGATAATAGTAATTGGATAGTTTATGGAAGTATTTTAGGTATTCCATTAAGTAGTGCGACATTAACTACATTAGGTGAAATAATTAAAGTATTTCCATTACCAACCCCAGGTAATGCATTATTTGTGAATAGTTCAGGTCCGAATATGACAACTACGGTAAATGATGAGATATATATATCGTGTAATCCAACAGGTTCTTCAGAAGAAACAACTGGAGTAACATATACAAAGAATTCACAAAATTTGAATTTATCAAGTTTAATGAATAATTCAATTGTAAAAATTTTATTTGGATGTATTTTTTTTATAGTAATATTATTAATACTTAATAAAATATATACTTTAATTTCAACAGTAAAAAAACCAACTTAAAGAAATAATGTTAAAATAAGTAATTTAAAGAAATAATGTTAAAATAAGTAATTTAAAGAAATAATCTTAAAAATAATCTTAAAAATAATGTTAAAATAAGTAATTTAAAGAAATAATGTTAAAATAAGTAATTTAATTTGAAATATATGAAGCATCATATAATTTTTCTAATAATGGTCTATATGATGCTTTAGTAATAGATGTTCCAGATTGCATTATAGGCGCCATTTTAGTAACAATTTCTTGTTCTAATGTATAAGGGAATTGATTATATGCTGTAAAATGTGATATTTTTTTATCTTCTGAAGGTGCAAATCGTTGAAGAGCATCAATTCCAGTAGTCATAGAAGAAAGTCGAATTAAATCAAAACTAACAAATAATCCTAATACAGCTAAAAGTGGATTAGTATATATAAATAAATAAATAACGATAATAAATAGAACAATTTTACCAATTAAAGAATCGACCATATTAGCGAGTGGTTCAGGTGTTTTATATCCAATAATTAAATAAATAATGAATAATATAATTAAAACTAATTGTCCAATATGATCTTTTTGAAATAAACTGTTAACACTTTCCATATATCATATTAATATATTTTATTTATAAAAATTAAGTTTAGCAAAGGATATAATAAAGAATATATT